AGCAAAGTCAACAATGTCATTAGATTTGTCAATATTATCTGCAGTTGCAATGCCAGAAACAATACGCTGTTCCTTCTTAATCATTTCAATTGGGAAAGAAATATTAAAGTCGTTCATATAGATAATTAAAACCAGTATAATACACTATTTTAATGCAAGCAAATTATGCAACAGCATAAACAGCAAGTGTTACGCCCGCTGTCATAACCTGAAATTTTGTATAATCACCAGGGATTTCGACATAGTTTTTGTTTGCCGGAATTAGAACCTCGTGAGGTCCACCGTTCAGCCTTACCACTGCATCCGTGCTTTCATTTGTATTGTGAAAGTAAATACTCGCAGTATGATTGTTTAGAGACACAGTATTTGCTGTGCTATCTACTGCCGTATCTGAAAAAATAATACCCATTGTATGACTCATTGATTACCTCCTGTGGAATCTTGTACTTCGCCTCTTTCTGCTTGATCACCAGACGCTCTCGGGTCGGAAGCGCCTTCTGGCGTATCCGACCTGGCATTTCTTGGCTGCGAGGCTTGATTATTAGAATTACCAACTGGGGCTCCCGCACCAGTTTGCTCTTTCTTAATTTTTGTTGGGAACGGCAATGGCTCATCACCATCCGTGCGCTCAGGTAAGCCGAGCTGCTGGCGGACTTCGTTCGGGGCAATAACTTCCGTTCTCAAATATCTGTCATTGATTCTAGATTGAATGTCTTCATCAATCAAATCAATTCTCTTAAACTGTAAAACAACCATGTCGCTAAACTCAGCAACAACACGATTCAATCTTTTTTCAATAACCGCCTGATCTGGACCGATCACCTGAGTTTTGAATGTTTTGTCTGCATCTCTAGACACGGCGAGGTTGGCGTTATCATACACACCAACTTTCGGAGCAGGGACTCTATTCGCAACAAGAATCTCGTCACGATTTGATTTACGATATTTATCAAAAGATGAATCCTGAATGCCGGCTTCAAGTTTTTCAAATTTAATATCACTATCAGAACCAATAGAGGCTGGAATCGGAATAACAAGGGTCCCGTGATTACGGCCCTTCACTTCTTTTCTAAAGTAGTTAATCAATTCTTGTTTTGACTTATTGCTAAGTTTTGCACCTTTTAGAATAATTGCATAACGCGGGATTGCTTTATTTTCAAAGTAATCAATATTGTATTCCTTTGCAAACTTATCTCCAACAATTGCAGCAGCGGCAGAAACTGCCGAGGGAATGCCATAATATGTATTCTTTGGAGAGTATGTTTTAAAATGAATAATCTCATTTGGATTTGGATCGGTGTTGATTGGATCCTCAGTTTCTTTATCTTCAAAGTTTCTAAAGAACACTGCGGAAATTTTATTGCTCCTAGCAATCTGAACGAAACCATCTCTTTGACGGCGAACACGCATAAGTGTTCCTGGAATGTGACCAATATAGCCAATCTCCCCTGCATTGTTACGACCAATTTCCATATAGCCGTTACCAATCGTAAGAACATCTTGCCAAATCTTTACCATTGTTTCATTGAAGGTTTCTTCTTTGTTAGTGTTTTCAAAAATATCTTCAAGCATCTGCCTTTCATCTTGAATATATTTTCTAACACGAGAAAGCTTTTCTGGATCGCCCGAGACTTTCTCTAACTTCCTTTTTGCTTTAATTGTTTCAACAAACTCATAGCCAAGGCCAACTGTATTCATGACTCTTGCCGCAATAGATGCATTGTGAATTGCACTTGAATCATAAAGCCCCGCAAGATTGTCTAAATCATACGGCGGGTTTACGATATCGTAAAGACTGTAGCCATCAAGAGTCTCTGGGTCAATATACTTTGTTGCTACTCCATCAATTCCCTCATATTTCTTAGCAAGCCTTGATACTTTTCTTTTCATTTTTGGGGAAAGACTTGAATATGCAATTTTTGCAAATGGGTCATCACTTACAGGAGTGGAGTCAAATCCAAAATATGATAAATCATCAATCTCATCCGTTACTGGCTCATCAACTACATGCACTATTTTATTTTCCATGTTTCCTCAATCCGTCAAAAAAATCTTCATACGGGTCTGGTATGTGACCATTATTCAATCTATCCACCTGATCATCTCTTTCAGATGCAGTAATCTTTCTCGCTCCATGAACCCAAGCAACCTCACCCTCGTCACTTCCAGTCCAGTACTTAGCGGCGGCAAGAACTCTGTTTTCAATGTCTTTATCGCCAACAAAACCTTCTGCTGACAGAAAGCCATCACCATCCGATAATGCTTGACCATCTGGAAGAACCCAAATGCAAACACCGTAAGTCCTTTCAGGAACCCAAATCCTTTTATTCTTTACCGCATCCATGCTCATTAAATCTATTGTACATCATTTTTCTTAAATAAAGCACAATAGCGACACAAGTTGTCAAATATTTTACAGTTTTAACAGGTAATGATACTTGTCTCGCACCAAATTAATATTTTTAGCGTATTGGGCAAGCACCTGTTGCGCAATCATCAAAGTCAATGGTCAAATCCATTGAGTTTTCTTGAAGTGGAACGCTAAGATCTAGCTTTGCCGATGCTTTTTCGTATTCTTCCTTGCTAATTTCCTCATATGGAGGCAAAGCGAAGTTGTGATCGACATGCAACAGGAAAGATACCGACTTTACGGAAGAATTATACTTCTTACTCAACCAGTCTTTAATCAGAGGCAGCTCCTCTTTGCGGTAATACACCGTTACCGAAACAGCGTTGTCCGCCCAAATAGTTTGCATTCTCTTAACCCACTCAAGTTGTTCAATCGCAGTCATATTGGCGGCAAGGATTGAGTTCTCAGGAGACTTGCATGGGAATTCAATAACATACCGACTATGGTCTTCTCGACCATCAAGCCCCATATCCCAAGTAACCTTGTAACCTCTTCTACGACAAGCATCGACCAACGGGTCAACCGAGCTAAACCTAACTCTGCGAATATAGTACGGAGCAAAAGCTGGGTGGATACCGGGAGTTACACCTGGGAGAAGCGAAAGAGTGCCTGATGGCTGTACCGTTGTAAGACGGACAGATGGATTCCAACCGTTCTCGGCACTATAAGCTTTATCATATTCCTTCAAGAACGAATATGCATCAGACAGCCAGCCGATCTGTTTCTCATCACACTGCAGAATACCAGTGATAGATTGACCCAAACGAGCGTTCTTGTGCACGACAGAACTTGTCTTTTCGTATGGATAAGAAAGTCTTGTAATTTGCTTTTGTACCATGTACAGAAGCCTTGAGACCTCCAGCATTTGAGCAAGGCTTTCGATGTTTGGTAAGAAAATTGTTGCAAGGTTGCAAGACTCGCCATCCGCAAGTGCAATTTCTGCACAAGGATTAAAGCCTTCAATTGAAGGGTCGGGAGACTTCTCGCCCAAGCGACCGTAAGTTCTTGCGAGTTTCCTGTTCACCAAGCCGTAAGGTTCACCAGTGCCGTCATAACCCTTCCACAACTCGCTTACTATTTCATCGTAAGCATCAGCATAAATAGAGTTGTTACTATTAGCTCTCCACGCAGGTATATTGCCGCTGCCCCAATTTTTTGCTTTAAGGAACAACATGTCATCAGGATCACCGATTGCAATTTGCGCAGACCTTCGTGAAGAGCCAGAGATTACGATTCTTCCAATGATATTGCAAATGTCCAAGACATCAATGGAGCGAAGTTTCTTACCAACACGCTCATCAAGAACCTTGCAGATATCGGCAACTCCATCAACCAAAGCCCCCGATCCCGAAGCGGTACCTCCGAATGTCTTGAGTGGTGTACCAAATTCACGAATTAGCAAAGTTGAGTATGTAAAAGATTTACCAGAAATAAAATATGATTCAAGCACTTTATGAAGCAACTCTCGCCAACCCTGTCTTGAATCTGGGACGATAAAGTCAGCATCATTACTTCTTTCGGCAGTAATTGACTTAACCGCTATGACCTTTGGCAGTTCATGAATCTTTGATCGCTCCACCGAAAAGCCAACACCTCCACCCAGCATCAGGTAATCAAACAAAAGTTCAAAGTCTTCAATTTTCTCAATGTTTGTATAAAAACAATTATTCAATGAAGTACCCGAGAATTGAGATACAAGAGGTGTGCCAAGCTGCCAGAGGGCTCTGCCAGATACTGAGCATCGAAGCTGGAACATGTGATCAAACAACTGCTCGGCTTCTTCTTTGGAGAATGGAACGCCAATATCGACTGCGCCATCAATTATTCTTTTAATGGTTTGTACCCATGTCTCAGTTTTATTAGTACCTTCAATTTTTCTACTATAGGTTCTAAGGAAAACAACTTCTCCAAGACCACCAAAACCCCAAGGTGGGGTCTTTGTAATATAGCTAGCAATAAATTCGGGTGTCAATAGGGACATGTGCATACCTCCAATAGTAAGTCAACCATCTTATCTGCCCAATACGATTTGCGCAACTAAAAGTGCTTAGGTCTAAAGAAAAGAATTTTCGTAAAACTGAATTCTTTTGATAATCATATCCGCTACTTTTGACCACGAAAAATCGTGATGCAAAATTTTAGCGGACTGTATTGTATATTTTTTAAACTCATCATATTCAGAAACAACATGAGTCATTAAATCCATCAACTGCTCCATGTCGGGATAAGCCCACATTCCTGTATCTTCTCCATACTGATTGCTGTTCCAATCTGCGGTACTGTATGTGCAGGACAATGGGATTGAGTATTTAGCAAAATCAGAACAACCAGTAGCGTCTGTGACGATTGTCGGCATTCCAGTACAAATAGTTTCAAACGGAATCATTCCAAAGCCCTCCCCACTTGTTGGGTAAACCAGGCAATGGCATTTATGATACAACGCAACTAAATCTTCGGTGCTAAGCGACTGAGGTATCCCAATTATTTGAGGATGCTGAGTTGCTGGAACAAGCTTATTGTCCAAATAAACTTCTGCATGACAGAAGTTATTGTATTTCAAAATTAATTTAAAGTCGAGATTATCCTCATATAGATCAAGAAATGCATCTACAACCATCTGGGCATTTTTTCTTTTTGAATCCCCGCCAACATGAAGGAAATTAAAAGTTTTAGTAATTTCACGATCAATTATGGAAAAATCATCAGATATCCCGTGCGGGATCACATGGATATTGGGATGAACATTATTCTGGGTATATACATCTTTTACAAAGTTAGATGTTGCCCAGATCTCATCCATCTGTTGCATGTTGTAGTGCCAACCCGAAGGGATCTTGGTAGATTCCCATGGAGTGTAACCAATTTTGTATTTGTTTTGCAATTGGTAATAATGCGGCTGACAGAAGTTGATATGAAACGGTATTTCATTTTTATTGTAAAATACAGCAATTTCTTTTTCCTGAAGGGCAGATATGATTTGAAGCGCAGCCGTGCTGTATCCTTGGCTATACCAAGGTAGGCCGCTAGCATCTACATTCCCAGGACTAAACCAGCTAATTTTTTTCATAAAAATTATTTACGTTTTCTTTTGTCTTTTGTAGGTGTGTCTTCGATATCAAAGTTCAAACATTTTACACCATTTTCAATAAACTTGCGGGCCTGTTCTTCAGAAATTTCACAAGTAACGGGCAAATGGCTATACATGCATTTCGAAGCCGCCAGCCAGCATCCGTTGGCCTGTACTAGGGTGATGTAATTATTGTCGACAATTGCCGAGCCGCTGTAGTCGTCTGACTCTACAATCCCAATAATTTTCATACAAAAGTATATCACTTTCACTATTATTATCAACAAAATACTAAGTACACTAAGAATACCAATATGCTTATTGTATATATAGTATAAGTGTTTACTAAGCGTACTAGTGTGCTAGGCATGCTACGCATGCGAAGCATACCATATGGGAAAGACCTTTGTCTCAAGAAAATATTTTTTTTGCAAGATTTTTTTAAAATTCTGTGAGATAATCATATTATGATTTACGGATTAATTATTTACCTGCTCTATATGACGCTCAATGCATTTTTGCTAAAAAGTGCAATATCACTGGGGTTTGATCACAACATAGGCTGGGGGTCAGCAATTCTATTTTCTTTAGTATCTAGTATGTTTGTTGTTGTTCATAGGTACAGAAAAACAGATGTACAAGATTAATGAAATTGATTTTTCTTATTTAGAAAACAAACAGGTGCTATTATTAAGTGACACTGGGTACCCATACCCTTACATTTTAGAATTTATTGAAAAATTAAAACACTCAAATGTGAGTATCTATATCTGCCCAGCTACAACTTCCCAGTTTGTTAAGCTATGGCTTCTTGTTGTTCTTGATAAAAAAGTAAAAATCATAAAAGATAAAAATTATAAAATGTTTTTTAAAAATAAAATTGATGAATTTGAAATTGTAATAATTTTTGGTAAAAAGAAAAATGATGAGCAAACAACTTTGAGGAAATTGCTCAAGAGTATGCTATTGTCATATAAAAATATAACCGTTGTAACAGAAAAAGGGATTGACTGCGATGAGAATAATACCTTACGAAGGTGAAGAGGATCTTGAAAATATTGATAGTTTGTCAATCATCATAAAAGCTGTCCCTTTTGAAAACACATATGTCCCGGCTTTCTTTATTCAAAGCCCCGATGACGATTACCCAATGTCTATTGATGAACTTAATTGTTTAATGGATGGCATTGAAATTGCAAATAGGTCAGTAGACCACATTATTTCTTTTTTATTAAAAAAGTCTTTTGAAGAATTTGATAATAAAAATAAAGAGGAGGATGACGAGGAATGATTTTAGGTGGTCTTAAAGACGACTTTCCCTACCCAGAGAAGTTGTGCCCGTATTGTAATTGGAAATTAAAACCAGTAAACGCAGTTCATTGGCATGGGGACATCTATCAATACAAGGCGCTGTATTTAGATGAGAACCCAAATTGTCCCGCCTATGATGAAGGGGCGAAGCAAGCCTATGCTCGCATCTATTACACATCAGAAGATGCGTTTAATTATTTTAGGGATGTAAAAATGCCAGTCCAAAGGTGGACTCAAGAGGACCTATACTCAATTTACCAATAATATGGTAAAATATTGAATTATGCCTGTTCGTTCTTGCTCAGATGGAAACAACCCCGGTTATAAGTGGGGGGATAGTGGTAAATGCTACACCTACACCACGGGTGATCAGCAATCAATGGAAGCCGCAAAAGCGAAAGCTCAAATGCAGGGTGTTGCTGCAAGAGTTAACGGTTATGAAGAAAAGGCGAATGAAGTAACGACTGGCTCAATGGGTTCGGGCATCAAGAATCCTCAACAAGGATATAAACCAAAGAAGAAAAAGAAAAAAGAAGATTTTGGTAAAAGCCTTGATCAATGGTTTAAAGAAAGATGGGTGGATATATCCCGACCAAAAGCTGGCGGTGGTTTTGAGCCATGCGGCAGAGCAGACGCTGAGTCGGGAAAGTATCCTAAGTGCGTACCAGCCGCTCGTGCTGCAAGAATGACACCTGCGCAGATTGCATCGGCAGTCAGGCGCAAGCGCACAGCTGAGTCATCCCAGACAAGGCAGGGTAAAAAGCCTATTAATGTTTCAACAGATGTTGAGAAAGCATCTCGCAATGTTCCAACCAACCCCTCTCTCTACGCCCGAGTCAAAGCTGAGGCTAAAGCGAAATTTGATGTCTACCCCTCAGCCTACGCAAATGCATGGCTTGTCCGTGAATATAAAAAACGAGGCGGCGGTTATAGAGTTGTAAACAAGTCCGAGGAATTTGTGAATAAAATTGCAGATGACCTTGATGAGCAAGAGGCAGTCTTGGCTGATATGCTGGTCGCAATTACTCGTCGGTATGGTAAGTTTAACGAAGACGAAACAGGTGTTTGGGCTGGCTACGACTCCCCAGATGAAAATGATGTAGCTGACATCGGAGTTAAATGTTCTAATTGCGTTTTATATGAAGGCGAAGGGGTGTGCAAGATACTCGCACAAAAAGTTGAGGAAGAAGGCAAGTGCAGATTTGCCATCATCCCAGACGGCATAGTTGAGCCAGAAGAGGATGATGATGAGGAAGATGATGAAGAAGCCATCATGAGTTATATTATAAACAGAGTTAAAGAATATTTAATGTGATATGCTTATAAGTATATCTTTGATATAAGGAGAGTTTATGAAATTTATTAGTATCCCAGTGGATAATGCCGAAGCAATGATTAATCAGCATTCATTCCTAAAAAATAAGAACGAAGAAATGGCAAAAGCTGCTTTTACACAAATGAAAGAATTTGTTGAAGCCGCCTCTTACCATCAGCAGCAGATTGATGTGCTTGGTAAAGCAATTAAAGATGTTACTTTCATGTTGACAGAGACAAAAACAACCCTTTCAGGCAGCGATGGCGGCTCAACGAGTGAAGGTACTTCACCAGCACCGTCACCATCCACAGCGTTCGGTGATGGCGATCCAGAAAAGGTCGCTGTCCGTAAAGCTGATCTAATTAGCTCACTAAAGGCCCACGAAGACCAGTTCGGTTCTTTTGACATTAATGTCGATGTAATCGCTGACTTCTTAATGGCTAAGTGATCTATGGAAGCAATTATTGTAGCAACCATTGCAGCCGTGGGTGGAATACTCGCAGCACTAGTGCAGATGAGCAGGAAAGAAAATAAAGCAGATCATGGTATTGTAGCTCTTTTGCTAAAAGACTTGCACGAGGATGTCA